TTGTTGTTTGGGTTGATAGTCATCTGGTACTGGATATCGTGGTAACTCTTTACGCTTTGCCATGTTGTTTCTCCTGCGCTTTCATCAAGGCTTTTTCAGTTTGTTCATGTAATTTTATTTCAGTCTCACCTTCATAATCATGAATATCACTAATATAATTATTCATTGCGTGCCAAACATGGGAGTATTGATCTTCAGTAAGTTTAACTGTGTAGTATTTAGTCATGTGTGTTCTCCTTCTTTTTTTTAATCTTATTTTTTTTGCGTGAACATTGTTGGTTAAACCATTCGTTATACCCTAGTTCTCTTCTTTCAAGTTCCTGTTTACTGCGTTCCAGAGGATATTGGCTTGGTTTATATAGGTGGTTCAACCATTCATCAGCGTTAACTTCTAAAATTGATGTCCCACCAATGAATCCTAGAAATTCTTTTTGATTAAGTTTTTTATGAACTGCTCTTTTAATAGGTTTTAAATTAAATTCATCTTCATCAAACATTTTATTTACTTTCTAAAAATTTTTCAAAAGATTCTTGTGTAAATATTACAAGTACCTGTGATTCGTTATCGACTTTGTGCCTACGTTTAAACAGCACTATGTCTTTGTTTTTAAACAAGGAAAAAGGGCTAGGGAATGTAGACTTATCTCTATACTTTACCTCGCAAATAAATCGTTGATTATTATGTTCGATTAAAAGATCACCGATATATTCACCACCTAAAGCACCAGACATAGGCTGACGTTTAACTTTTACTCCTATTTTTTTGAGCCATTTTTCAAACCACTTCTCGTGGTAGATTCCCTTGTTGCGATTTTTATTTGCCATGTATCTTTCTCCCAACAGTCAAGGCAGATAGTTTGATACACAGGTGGCTTCATATCCACCTGCATATCAAGCCAATAGATTGTGCGTGATCCACACGCATAACATTCTTTGACCTTAATACTTACTGTCAAATCATCTTTGTTAACCATGTAAATTTCCCATAAAATATTCTTTAATACGCTTGCCATTATCAAGAGTAATCCAAATACTATCAACAGGAAAACCTTCATCTTTTAACTCTGATAATCTTCCAGATAATCGAAAGCAACCAAACTCATTAAGTGCAGATAAAGCAGTTAATCTTTTACCTGCTTCAAAATGTGCTTTAATTAATTTATTTTGAGATAAAGTTTTTTTCTCATTAGGATTGAAGTTCATGTGTGTTCTCCTTGTTGTTTGCTAATGCGTACATAGTTACATCATATCTTACTTTAGAATTAGGAGGTGGCATTAGCTTAATAAGTTCACCTCGTTTTACAGCATGATATAATTTTGAAGTAACAGCTTTTGATGGCTCACTTAAATGCTCACCGATCTGCCTAGCTGTTAAGGCATTAAACTTTTTTAGCAAAGAAAGAATTCGATAATCTTTTTTACCATATGTTGTTTCATTTCTTTGCACATCACATGGCAAAGGATATTTACGATTACCTTTCATAAATCTTTCACGTTCTATGTTTGATTGCCATTCACTAAATTTTTCTGCCATTTCATCTGCAAATTTTTTAGGAAGTTTTCTTATAATGTCCTGTGTTTTATCATTATAATAAGATTGAAAGTACTGCTCGAGTTTCATGGGTGTGTATCTCCCTTGTTAAATTTATATTTTAATTCCATCTCATCTATGTGAGCTGAATAAAAACTTTCCCATTTGTTGATAGCAAGTGCAACAATTTTTTCTTTAGGAAATGAATCAGGAAACGCATGATCTGGTATGTTAGAAACAAAAGCTTCGATAGCTTGAGGTGAATCAAGATTAGCAAGTGCAGTCTGCAATACAGCTACGTTTATATCTACAGTTGGAACTTGAGAAGCTACTCGTTCAATCTGTGCTAAAAGTTTGTCATTCATTGGTAATGGCATAGTGTTCTCCTTTGCTATGCAGTTGTCATGGGTGATTAATAGTGTATTTAATCACCCATGTCGTGAGTTAATTAATTGAGGTTATGAACCTACAAGTTCTAAGTTGTTGGTTTTTCGTAGTAAAGCAGCGACTTGTACATCTCTACGATCAGAAGCATTGATAAGTTTAGCTCCATCATTAAGAGTTGATTGTCTTGCATCGCCAGTTTTATCTGGGTGTGATGACCAGAAGGTAAGAGCATTGTACAAAGCCCATTTGTTTTCTCCTAGTTCTTGTGTCTGGTCACGATAGATACGCATAAGAGTTTCTAACTTACTCTTATTGGTATCATCTTTGTACTTGCGAGTGTAGGTATGTTTGTCTTTGCATAATTTATTCAAGACAATCTCTGCATCATCAAATGATATGCGTTCATTGCACCAGTTGTTGTACATATCTCTGTTAGCTAAGAATGTATCTGCTCCCATCTGCATAGTGTTGATACCAATACCTGCATTGATATTACCTTTATGCTTTTGGGTTGTACCTGCAATTTTATCAACAGCAACCATTCCATTCATACATAGAATACGTTTTTGATGTACGTTTGTTTGCAGTGACCACATACTATCGTATGCGTTGCGATACAAAGCAAACATACCTATATCATCACCAATTTTGAGTGACATAACATTGTATGTTTGATTGGGTAGCCATGCAGTCAGTTGTATTTTAGATGAATCATCTACATGATTAATACGAAACTTTGCATCTTTATCTGTACGTTCAACAGCTTCCATCCATCTTGGTATTGCTTCTCCATGAGTAGCGTCACCAATCCTATGTGTAGCTGTAGTATTACAGATTCTTTTACCTGTTTCTTTATTGTAATAAGCCCATGAATCTGTGTTAGCTTCTTTAGTAATAGGATCAAGAAGTTCCCACTTTACTACGTTAGCATCTATTGCTTCTTTGATTCTTGGATCATCAACGACATCATTTAAAGAAACAAAATCTTTAAACTGTCGATCAAAATTTCTAGGCATATGGTTCATACTGTTCTCCTTTGGTATGAATGTTGATATAAAACTAGCGTACTATTTAAATAAAAAAAAATCAAATTAATTATCACCTCCTTTCTAAAAATTAATTTCGTTTAAAATCATAAACCATGGTAGAATATAGATCGCTATCATAATCAAGATGATGCCTATGACATCAGTTACCAAGTCTCTTAACCTCTTCATGCTTTCTATCCTTTCAAGTTGTCCCTTTTCTTACACTCACCACACATGATGAGTATAAAAAAAAGGACAGACTGTGAAGCCTGTCCTTCTCTATCTATCTTAGCTAGCCTTTCGCTTGCTTGGTGTAAGTCCACTATCTACACCTGTCTTAAATGGTGAAGGTAGTCTTGTTGGTCCTGTCTTAGCACCCCACTCATGGTCATGCACTTGCTTATAGAAGTCTTTAGCTGCTCTAAACACTTCCAAAGCATGATCGTAATTCTCTAAAGCTTGGTTATATTTAGTTACCATGAAGTTCCATTGTGTATCTGAAACCTCGCTAGCATTTGCTTCCTCTGCATCTTTACAATCTTTCTCACAGATATGATATCGCTCTTCCATACCTGTCCAGTTATCTTTCTTTTTAGTCTTATAAATATCTCCTTCTAATCTGAAGCAGAAGTTCTTAATCTGGTTCTTAGTCTCATAAGTATTAAAGCCAGAAAATAAAAGTTCGAATGTTGTTGCGTTAATTGTAGACATAAGTGTTCTCCATTAATTTAAGGTTGTGAAATCAGGATTATCCTGACATGGCAGGTGAACGGTGATAAACCTTTTCATGACAAGGTCGGATCGTACTTACGATCCGTTGCGTCTATCAGCATTGCCTTTTCATGGAAAGTTCGCCTTGTATAATCAGGCTGATTTTATCGTTGTGATAAAATAAGACGGATTCTACAAACGCTTGGCGCTTGTATTAACGTACACATGACAGGGCAGGTTAATACGGATTTCATGTTCTTCAATTCATGGTGAACACGCAAGGGCTACAATTATTCTGAGCAACGACATTCTCTTAGAACTTTTATTTTCTGGATTTAATACGCTCTCACTTAGTTATCAATTAGTCCTTCTGATGAAGAAACTGCGGAGTAATACATCAATTCAATCGTGTGTTTCACACGATTATCATAAATCGTGGAGCATAAAGTTCGTGACTGCATGGTGATACAATGAATAGAGATGAGGCGTAAAATAGGCAGGTCGGCTCGACTACAGAGAACACAGCAACATATATGTTACCACAGATATGTTGATGCGTGAACAAGTCGAGCGTGCATAGTTTGTATTAGTGCAATGTGACCTGCCGATACTCGATCATGCAGACCGTTACTCCGCAGTCGCACGAACCTTTCTGCGACCCTGCTATTGATGTATTACTTCGCACCTTATCGTCTTGGGATAGGTAGTTTGAAGGACAGCCCAATGTCCTTCATTCGCACGAAGTGCTGAGAAGAGAAGAACCCCCTGTGATATGTTTATAACATTGTTGCAACATTACGTCTTGACACGCTATTTGAGAGTAGTCCATAAGGGGGGTAAGGGGGGTTCTACAGTATGAATCAGTTAGTTAAATTAACACCTAAACAAATCAAGTTAGTTGATACACTCGTAGCACAAGGGTGTAGTATTACTCAAGCATCTCAAATAGCAGGTTATGCTACTGGTGATTCTGGTAGAGTGACTGCTAGTAAGGCTTTGAAGCTACCTCATGTACAAGATTATATGATGAGATGCATTAATGAATCTATTGGTATGAATGCTACGATAGCTAGCAGTAAGCTTGTTAAACTAGCTAAAGGTGCTAAGAGTGAGTATGTACAGCTTGAGGCTAGTAAGGATATACTAGATCGCGCAGGATTCAAAGCACCAGATAAACATCTGCATCTGCATCAAGGTGATATCAAAGTATCTATTGATCTAGGATAGTAAGTGTTATTACATAGACATTTATGTTTATCTCTGCTTTGTATCTGCTAGGGGTGGGTTAAAAACTGCAACTATATTACTAGTATGAGGTCTACCCCTCACATTATTTGTTAAAAAAGCTTTTCAAAAATATATTTTTACTGTAAAGGTAAAAACATGAAAACACCTGCATGGACTAGATCAGAAGGAAAGAATCCCAAAGGTGGTTTAAACGCCAAGGGTCGTGCTTCTTATAAGAAGGGTACATTAAAGCCACCAGTTAAACGTGGTGATAATCCTCGTCGTGCTTCTTTCTTAGCTCGCATGGGTGGTATGAGAGGACCAGAAAAGGATAGTAAGGGTAAGCCTACTAGACTTCTTCTCAGCCTAAGAGCGTGGGGTGCAAGTAGTAAAGCTGATGCTCGAGCAAAGGCAAGAGCGATTAGTAAACGCAATAAAGCAAAAGCATAAGGAGTATTGATATGCCGATGGGTAAAGGGACTTATGGAAGTAAGAAGGGTAGACCACCTGCTAAGAATGGTGCTAAAAAACTAACGCCAAGTCAAAGAAAGTTACCTCCTTCTTTGCAAAAAGCTATTATGAAAAAGAAGAAGTAATGGCTATTAATAAAAAAGCTGCTGCATCTGTAAATAGAAAATCATTATTTAAAAATCCTCAACAAAAAAAAGCAGTAAAAGAAGAGGTAATGAAAACAGCTGATATAAATCAAATAATGAATTTTATTGTTGATTATGGCGCTCCTGCTGTAGCTCTTGGAGAGTTAGGCTTACTTGGTTATGTTGGTAAAAGATTTTTTGAAAGTGATGAAAAAAAAATGCAAAGATATTTTAAAAGTAAGAAGAAGTAATGGCTGTAAACGAAGCAGGTAATTATACCAAGCCAGAAATGCGTAAGAGAATGTTTGCTGCTATTAAGCGTGGTACAAAGGGTGGTCGAGCAGGTCAATGGTCTGCTCGTAAAGCACAGTTACTGGCGTTGCGTTATAAAAAAGCGGGTGGTGGTTATACCACTAAGAAGGCATGAAGAAGTCTCAAAGAAGTTTAAAGGCATGGACTGACCAGAAGTGGAAAACCAAATCTGGTAAACCTTCTTTGAAAACTGGTGAAAGATACTTACCAGAGAAAGCTATAAAGGCTTTAAGTGATGAAGAGTATCGCAGAACAACAAGAGCAAAGAGGGCTGCAATGAGAAAAGGCAAGCAGGTTTCCAAACAACCTAAGTCTATTTCTAAGAAAACAGCTAGTTACAGAAAGTTTAGTTAATGGCTTGGCTTCACAAACTATCGCAGGAAGATAGAAACATTCTAAGGACTGTTGTAAAACAGGTACACATGAAACACTTTCCAAAAGATTTCTGTACTGATTATGAAGCTGATAAATTAATCTCTTCCCTAGCTCCTTCTACTTTAGAAAAGCTAGAGAAAATAGGTAAGGACTATAAGGTTGATAGAATTTAAGTACAAGCCTGATGGTCAGGTACTTAAAGACTTTATGCGTGATGATACTTTCTTTCGTGGAATACGAGGACCAGTAGGTAGTGGCAAGTCTGTTAGTTGCTGTGTTGAAGTCTTTCGCAGATCATTAATGCAAAAACCAAATAAAGATGGAGTGCGTAGAAGTCGATGGGCGATTATACGAAACACCAATCCTCAGTTGCGAACGACCACAATAAAGACTTGGCTTGATTGGTTTCCAGAAGATGAATGGGGAAAGTTTATGTGGTCTGTGCCATTTACACACCACATTAAAAAAGCTGATTTGGATATGGAGATTTTGTTCTTAGCCCTTGATAGACCAGAAGATGTAAAGAAACTTCTATCGTTAGAGTTAACTGGTATATGGATTAACGAAGCAAGGGAAATACCCAAGAGTATTATTGATGCGTGTACTATGAGAGTTGGTCGTTATCCTTCTATGCGAGAAGGTGGACCAAGTTGGTCAGGAGTTATTGCAGATACCAATGCACCAGAAGAAGATCATTGGTGGGCGATTATGTCAGGGGAAGTACCTATACCAGATCATATTCCAATAGATCAAACTCGTATGTTAGTTAAACCTGATAACTGGAACTTCTATTCTCAGCCTCCTGCTATGGAAGAAAAGCTAACAGACGAAGGTACAGTTGATAGTTATGAAGAAAGTTCTAAAGCAGAGAACAGAAGGAATATGCTTAAAACATATTATCCTAACTTAGTAAGAGGTAAAACGAAAAGTTGGATTGATGTTTATGTTATGAATCGACTTGGAACTATACAGGAAGGTAAACCTGTGTATCCACATTTTGTAAGCGAAACACATATAGCTACAGAAGAAATACCTATTGCTGTTGGTGTTCCTTTGTATATTGGAGTTGATTTTGGTTTAACTCCTGCTGCTGTATTTGGTCAGAAGGTAAGAGGTCGATGGCTTATACAGTCAGAGATTGTAGCTATTGATATGGGGATAGTTCGTTTCTCAGAACTTCTTAGACAGGAAATAGCAACACGCTTTGGTAATCTTGAAGTATATATTTATGGCGATCCTGCAGGAGACTTTAGAGCGCAGACAGATGAAAGCACACCATTTCAAATATTAAGAGGTGCAGGACTACGAGCAACACCTGCTCCAAGCAATAGTGTAGACCTAAGATTAGAAGCTGTTTCTTCTCAGCTTAATAAAATGGCAGATGGTAAATCTGCTTTTTTAGTTGACCGACGATGCCCAAGTCTGATAAAGGGTTTTGAAGGTGGTTACGCCTACAAAAGAATACAAGCCTCTGGAGAACGATACGATGATAGACCAGAAAAGAATATGTATTCACACATACATGATGCCTTACAGTATTTACTTATTGGTGCAGGGGAAGGTAGAAGCCTTATGAATAATCAAAAGATGGCAATGCCTTTTCAAGCTCGTACAGGATTTGATGTATTTAAACGTAAGCCCACTGCTCAACGTAAATCATTTTGGTCGAGGATGTAATTATGTGTAGACGTAGAAGAAAAAAACAACAAGATACAACGCCATTTAATCAAGCTGATATAGATGCAGCTCTTGAAGCTGAAAGAGCAAAAGCAGCAGCAGATGCAAGTCAAGCTGTTTTAGATCAAGATGCAAATGCAGCTGCATTAGGAGCTATTCAAGATAAAGAAACAGATGCACAAAATAATCAATCTCTTGATGAAGCAATGCAAACAATGGGTGGAGCGCAACAATCAATTACAAATATTCAAAACCAAACTTTTCAAGAAGTAAAAGGTGCATCTGAAAAAGAACGTCAGGAAATACGCAAAAGAAAAGAACAGCAGTTGCAAAGAGCCATTCGTCAAAGAAGAAAGTCAGGTTTTCAAGGTAGACGATCTTTAATTACAGGACAATCTGGTGGTAGAGGATATGCTTAATGGAAATGTTAAATGGTGATTTTGTAAACGATAAAAATGTTAAATCATTATTAACTCGTTATGAAAAAGCAACAGCAATTAAAGATCAATTTAAAGATTTGTTTGAAGAGTGTTATGAAGTAGCATTTCCTCAAAGAAAAGGATTCTATACAGAAACAATAGGTGAGCGTAGAGATGAAAAGATTTTTGATGAAACTAGTGTCGTGGGTGTTCAGGAGTTCGCCTCAAGACTCCAACAAGGACTTGTCCCCAACTTCGCAAGGTGGGCAGACTTCCAAGCAGGTTCGGAAACGCCCAACGAAGAAAAAGAAGCGATCAACAACGAACTCGACGAAATAACAGAATATGTTTTTGAGGTATTACAAAACTCAAATTTTGCACAGGAAATACATGAATCTTTTATGGACTTAGCTGTAGGTACTGGTGTTCTTGGTGTAGAAGAAGGTGATGCTTTAAATCCTATTAACTTCTCAGCTATTCCTTTAACAGATGTAGTTCTTGATACAGGACCAGATGATAGAATAGATCATGTGTTTCGTGAAAGAGAAATAAGATTTCGTAATATTCCAAATCAATATCCTAATTCAAAATTAAATACTGAATTGCTAAATTCTATTGCATCGCATCCAGATACAAAAACCAAAGTATTAGAAATAGTTTGCAGAGATTATTCTAAAAAAAATGAAGATGCTTTTACACAAACAACAATACATGAAAAATCAAAAAGTGTTATAGATCATAAAGAGTTTAAAGGTGTAGGTTCTAATCCTTTTATTTGTTACAGATGGTCTAAAGTTGCAGGTGAAATCTATGGAAGAGGACCATTAATGAATGCTCTCTCTGCTATTAAAACTTGTAATTTAACAGTACAATTAATACTTGAAAATGCACAAATGTCTATTTCTGGTATTTATCAAATGGATGATGATGGTGTTGTTAATCCAGATACAATATCATTAATGCCAGGAACTATTATACCTAAAGCACCTAATAGTGCAGGACTGCAACCTATAAGGGCAGCAGGTTCTTTTGATGTTGCACAGCTTATTCTCTCAGATATGCGTTTGAATATTAAGAGAGCTTTGTATAATGATATGCTTGGTAATCCAGATCGTACACCTGCATCAGCTACAGAAGTTGCAGAACGTATGGCTGATTTATCCAGACGTATTGGTTCTGCCTTTGGACGATTGCAAGCTGAGTTGGTACAGCCTGTATTGCAAAGAGTTGTGTATATATTAAAGAAACAAGGACGTATAGAATTACCTACTATTAATGGTAGAGAAATAAAAGTAAGGTCTGTTTCTCCATTAGCACAAGCACAGAATCAGGCAGACATTACTTCTATAGCTCGTTGGATGGAAATGATACAATCTAATTTTGGTCCACAATTAGTTAATTTACTTATTGATACAGAACAAACATCAGCACATTTAGCAAAGAAGTTTGGTGTTCCTGATACACTGATTCGTGATACACAAGAAAGAAAACGTCTTGCTGAACTTGCTTCTGCATTAGCACAACAAGCAAATCCAGATATGGGTATTGAAGATGTATTAGGAGATGTAGCAAGTGGTGGATAAAAATTTTATTAGTTTAGATGGTTTTCAAAGAAATAGAATAAATGATGCTCGTATATCAACAGATGTTGCTGCATTATTTAGTACAGACTTAGGACAACAAGTATTTAAATATTTAAAAAGTATTACTATAGATGCTGTTAATGGTCCTAATGTTACAGACGCAGAGTTGCGTCACCTCGAAGGTCAGCGTTATATAGTTGGCTTAATAGATCGAAGAATCCAACACGCACATAGGGTGAAAAATGAACGAGCAAGTTGAACAGAATACAGTTGCAGATGTAATGGAAAAGAATGAATCAACAGAAAATGTTTCACGTGAAACATCTGTTGATGCAGCAATGGATACTATTGCACCAGTTGAAAGACCAGAATGGTTGCCAGAAAAGTTTACCAAGCCAGAAGATTTAGCAAAGTCTTATGGTGAATTAGAAACTATGGTTGGTAAAAAAGAAGAAGAGTATCGTGATAAGTTTCAAAAAGAATTAGAAGAAGAAGCATTTAAAGATAGACCAGAATCAAAAGGTCAATATGTAATAAGTGAAGAAGCACAAAAGCTTTTGGATATGGGTGCTGTAACAGATAATAAATTATTAGAATGGTGGTCACAAACTTCATTTGAAAATGGATATAATCAAGAAGAATTTAATCAAGGTATTATGATGTATCTTGAACAAATAAGTGAAACACTTCCTAATCCAGAAGAAGAAATGGTTAAGTTAGGTGATAATGCAAATGTAAGAGTTGAAGCTGTATCTTTATTTGCTAATCAATACTTTCCTAAAAACTTAATTCCAACAGTTGAATTACTTGCATCAACAGCAGAAGGTGTGCAAGTTTTAGAACATATACAAGAACAGACAAAAGGAATAAATATTAGTTCTCCTTCTCAGCCTATTAATCAAATTAATGAAGCACAGCTCCGTGATTTAATGGCATCAGATGAATATCATAATCCAACAAAAAGAAATCCAGAAGTAGTAAGGCAAGTTGAAAGTGGATTCAAACAATTATATAAATCGTGATATTGTAGCTTCACTGAGAAATATATCTTTAGCAAAAGCTAAGATAGCCGATGTAATGCCTGTTTCTCAAAATATGAGACTGCCAGATATAAGAGAGTGTGCTATATTTGGCACACAACCTTTTGATTGTTTAATGGATGCTGTTATTAATTTTCCAGATGAAACCTATACTATTTTAATTAATAAGCAACCTGTAGCTATGTGTGGTACTTCTCAGTATCCAGATTCAAAAGATAACGCTTCTGTATGGATGCTTGGTACAAATGATATTGATAAACACTACTTTATATTTCTTAGAGGTGCAAAGGAATGTATTAATATACTGCAAGCAGAGTATAAAAATATAGATAATATAGTTCCTGTGGACCATACAAAGACAATACAATGGCTACAATGGTGTGGTTTTAAATTTGAAGAACATATAGAAAATCATTATGGATATGACTTTTTACGATTTAATCGTTGCAATTTATTTCAATCTAGTATTTATAATGACACATCAAGGCCTGTAATACACTAAGCGACCCTATTGGACAATCGTGTTAAGGTGAGGATCAGATAACCAGAGATACCATGAAACTTAATATAAGGAGGTTTGCTAATGGCAAACACAATAGACACAGCCTTTATTAAGCAGTTTGAATCTGAGGTGCATCTTGCTTATCAGAGAATGGGATCGAAACTACGAAACACCGTTCGTACAGTAAGTAATGTTGCAGGAAACATAGTACGTTTTCAAAAAATCGGTTCTGGTTCTGCTTCAACAAAGTCTAGAAACGGTATGATTACTCCAATGGAGTTAGCGCATACCACAGTAGAAGCTACAATGTCAGACTTCTATGCTGCTGAGTACATTGATAAGTTAGATGAACTCAAGACAAACATAGATGAAAGACAAGCTGTAGCTAAATCGGCAGCTGCTGCTCTTGGTCGTAAGACAGATGAAATTCTTATTACAGCTATGGATGCAGGTGCTAATTCAACTCAATTACATGATACCAGTTCAGCTGTTGAAAAAGCAGATTTACTTTCTGCCTTTGAAACAATGGGTGCTGCAAACATACCTGAGGATGGACAGCGATATATTGCTATGCACCCTAAAGGTTTTGCAGATTTATTTCTCATTACTGAATTTGCATCAAGTGATTTTGTCGGAGATCAAAACCTACCCTACGCAGGTGGAATGACAATGAAACAATTCTTAGGTTTCAATATCTTTTCTACGTCTGCTGTAGCAGCAGGTAAGAGTATGGTGTATCATAGCTCTGCTGTTGGTCTTGGCATTAATGCAGATGTTTCTACAGAACTTAATTATGTTGCTGAGAAAGTATCTCACCTTGCAACTTCTTCGATGTCTATGGGTGCTGCTGTCATTGATGACAATGGTATCTATGAACTCTTAGATAATAATTAATAGGAGGGTTTTACATGGCTTATGCAGCAAGTGGTCTTTGTAGATTAAATGGAGATTCAAATGGGAATCTTTGGACTTACAATACAACCGATGCTATTGCAGCTGTAAATAGTGCAAACTATTTTAATGATGCAGCAAATATGTTAAAGGTTCGTGATGTAATTATTGTCAAAGACACTAATACACCAACCACTAATTTTGTTACTGTTCTTTCAAATAATGGTTCAGCTGTCGATGTTTCAGACGGAACTGCTATTGCAGAAACAGATGGTGACTAGGGAGAATGGGGGGATAACACCCCCCATTTTATTATTATGGTAACAAGCACACCTGCAAATAGTGCAGTCGATATTGCAAGTAGAGCATTAATTTTAATTGGTGCTGAACCTATTACATCCTTTGGTGATGGTACAACGGAATCACTTATAACTTCTAACCTTTATGAAGATATAGCACGAACAGCATTAGTTAATGCTCGTTGGAGATTTGCTACAAATCAAGCTGTATTAAATTTATTAAGTGATGCACCAACAGGTCGTTATGATAAAGCTTACCAATTACCAGAAAATACATTAATGGTTCATGCTGTAACAGTTAATGATGCTTTAATTGATTATCAAATCTATGGTAATATGATTTACGCAGATACAAATGAAGCTGATTCTGTTGTTGTAGATTTTACATTTAGAGCAAGTGAAGTTGATTGGGCTTCTTATTTTTCTCTTGCTGTAGAATATGCACTGGCAGTTCCTTTATCTTTTTCTTTAGCTAGAGATGCAAGTCTAGGTAATTTAATGCAACAGCAAGCAACAGCACTTATGGCTAAAGCAAGAAGTATAGATTCACAACAGCAAACAACACGCAAACTTGTAACATCGAGATTCATTACGAATAGGAGGAGTTAATGCAAAAAGCAAAAATTCCTATTCAAAATTTTCAATATGGTGAAGTAAGTCCTGCACTTGTTTCCAGAACAGATACAGAGATTTATAGAAATTCTGCTCAACGATTGCAGAATTTTTTTCTACGAGCAGAAGGTGGTGTTGTAAAACGATCAGGTACAAAACATATTTATACCTATGACATTACGCAAAACAATACAGCCTGTACAATTACAGTAACAGATTATGCTAATATAGCTGTAGGTGCATTTATAACATTAACAACATCAGCAGGAGTAGAAGTTGTTTTTACAGCAGAAACAGCAGGTGCTTCATCACCTTCTGATTCTCAAGGCTTTAGACCAAATACAAATAATGATACTACAGCAGATAATATTCAAGCAGCGATTAATACTCATGCAAGTTTTACAGTAGCTAATCCTGCTTCAAATGTTATTACAGTTACAGAAACGTCACCTAATCCAACAGGTTTTTTAACAGCAACAAGTTCAGATGGAACACGATTAGCTGTTACAAGTCAGGCTAGAAATAGAACACAACAAGCAAGACTTGTTCCTTTTATTTTCTCAGATGACGAGCGATATATAATATCTTTAGAAAATGCAAAGATACGATGCTTTCAAGTAAGTACAGCAGATGTTGTATCATTGGTTGCAACGATTACGCAGGATACAGATAGTGCTGCTGTACCATTCTCAGATGAAAAAATACATGAAATATCTTATGCTCAATCTGGTGATACAATGTTTCTTGCACATCAATCATTTCCAATTAAAAAACTTGTAAGAACAGGATTAACATCTTTTGAATTACAAACATTTGATTTTGATACAAATGCAGATAGCACTCTTATTCATCAACCTTATAGTAAATTTCATACTACAGGATTAACAATAGACCCAAGTGCTTCAACAGGAAGTGGTGTTACAGTAACAGCAAGTGCAAGTTACTTTGAATCAAATCATGTAGGTGTAACATTACGTTATCATAATAGTGAAATACTTATTACTGGATTTACAAGTGCTACTGTTGTTACAGGAACAGTACAAGGTAATTTAAAACAACAATTAGATATAAATGCTTTAAGAACAATAGATGGTTCTGCATCTATAGAAATTACTCATGTTGCTCATGGATTAAGTACAAACGATTCAATAGCTATAACAGAAGCTGCAACTGTTGCAGGATTAACAGCAGGTAATATTAATGGTACACGCACAGTTACATCTGTTGTCGATGAAAATAGATATAGAATTACTGCTGCAAGTGGTACAGCAAACGCATCTGTAGATGGTGGAGGTGCGCCTGTTATAACAACTCATGCACCAACAACAGATTTTAGTGAGCAGTCTTATTCTTTAGTTCGTGGTTATCCTGCTGCTGTTGCTTTCCATGAAGGACGATTATGGTTTGGTGGATCAACATCACAGCCAGATACATTATGGGGTAGTAAGTCAAATGAGTTTTTTAACTTTGATTTAGGTACTGCTGCTGATAATGATTCTATAGAATTGCTTGCAAGTATAGGTGAGATTAATACAATACGACATATTGTTTCTAATCGTGATCTACAAGTGTTTACATCTACGTCAGAGTTTTATGTACCTGCTTTTCAAAACTCACCTATTACTCCTACGAATGCACAGATAAAAAGACAGACACCATTTGGTGCTTCGTTTGCTAAACCTTTTGTGTTTGATGGTTCAACATTATATGCTCAAGCATCAGGTTCAGCAGTAGCAGAATATTTATATAATGATTCTCAAAATGCTTATGCTTCCCAAAGTATATCAACAGTATCATCTCATTTAATTAAATCACCACATCAAATGGCTGTTCTTCAAGGATCAACAACACGACCAGAAGCATATCTCTTTGCTATTAATAATGATGGAACAATAGCAGTATTTAATGCAAACAGAGCAGAGGGTAAAGCAGGGTGGACTGAGTTTACAACAAATGGTGTGTTTGAATCTATTTGTGTTATTGATACAAATGTATATGTAACAGCTTGGTTTGATACTGGTGCAGGTACAAAGAAGTTATATATAATGCAATTTGATTCAACAAAGAATTTAGATTTAAGTCGTGATTATGTAACAAGTGCAACCAGTACAATAGCAGGTGTATCATCAGATTGGGTTAATGGTGCAGTCTTAGATGTAATAACAGAAACAGATTATGTTGGTCAGTTTACTATGGCAAGCAGTAAGATAGATACAAGTTCAAGGGAAGCTGTACCTATTAATAGAAAAGTAGAAATAGGATATACATTTCCTGTTAGTTTAAAACTTAATCCTCTTGATATAGCTTTACAACAAGGACCACTTACAGGTGAGCCACGATCTGTTAATAAAGTTATTGTTGATATGAGTGATACTGGTGCAATATCAGTTAATAATAATAGTTTAATTATACGACAAACAACAGACGATTTTAGTATTGGTCGTTCCAATTTTACAGGTAAAAAAGAGTTTCGATTGCTTGGTTATTCTAAAGACCCACAGGTAACAGTTAGTCAATCTGCACCTCTTTCTTTACAAATAAATGGTTTAGTAGCGGAGGTAACTTTCTAATGTGTAATCCAACAGCAGCAGTTATAGGAACGATTGTAGGAACAGGAGCACAAATTAAAGCTGCTAAAGATCAAGGTAAAGCAGCACAACAAGCTGCTCAAATGAATGCAAAGCAAGCTATTATTGAAAATGAAAACAATAAATTACAAGCAAGACAATTTGTAAATGCTCGCCTTGAACAACTTGATAAAGCAATGGAAGTAAATAATGCTATGTTTGCTTATGCTAATCGTGCCGATCAATCTATAGACGCATTTAGAAAAGCAGAAGCTGATATAGCTTATAGAGATATAGATAGAGGAACAACTCAAGCTATGATTACTGGCGCTCAATCTTTAATGAGAGGACAACAGGAAATACAAAGAGGTCGTATTGCTCAACAAACAGCAAGAATACAAACAGCTTCTATGCTTGGTTCTGGCATTTATCAATTATCACAAATAAAATATACTTCATGAGAAATTAGATGGCTCGTATTATTAAACAACAAACACAGTTTAGAAATCAAAATATTGGTTTAGTAAGATTTGAAAACTTACAGACACCAAAAACACAAGCTATTCTTAATGCTGTTGATAAAGGCAATCAAATACTTCTGCGTGAAGTAGAAAAAGATATGAAAAAACAAACCGACAAAATGGTTGGTGAATATACAATATCGCAACTTACAGCAATAGATGATGAAACAGGTGCGCCTGAGTTATTAAGTTTAAAAAATTTAGCAGGTATGGGTGCAAATCAAAGAGAACGATATACTGCACTTGTTAAACAAAATCATGCAAATGCTATTGAACAAGATATTAAATATCGTGTGGGTATATTAAAACGTAAATATAAAACAATACCTAACGGTGCAGATGAATTTGTAAAAGCAACACAGAATTTTGCAGAAACTTATATTAATGATCTGGGTAATGCTCAAGGAGAGTATCGTTCTTTTATAGAAAATGCAGCAACAAGATCAATACAAGACAATGAGCTTATTCTTAGAGAACAAAGAGCAATAACTGAGTTTAATAATCAATCAGAAAGAAATCAAAATGAAGTTCGTAAAATACATAATGATGCAATTATACAAGCATCATTTACAAAAAATGGAGAAATTGCTCCATTAGAACAAATACTTAATTTATTTACACTTGCAGACAATCAAGCAAAACTTAATCCAGATGATTTAACTTCTCAAGCACTTATTCAAGAGGGAAAAGTTGCTCTTGCAACAGCTTTAAATAGTCGATTAAGTTTAGAAGGTACGTTAAATTCACAACAAAAAATTGCTTATAAAGGATTTTTAACAGGTAGAAAAAGCGCACAAGAGTTTATAAAAGTAGCTCCTGAATTTGAACAAGAAATTGAATTAATATTAGACGGTTTTGTAGCAAGTAATAATAGTGCAAGCTTAAAAAATAATTTTGAAGTATCTTTTGGTAAAGCAAATTCTACAACTGCTAAAGGAATAGAATATCAACGGGCTAAAGATGCTGCTGCTACAAATAAAAATTCAGTAGAAGCTCAAGAAGTTATTTGACTAAATTTAATACTTTTAACGCTCAAGCTAGAAGTGAAATAAATAATTTACTTAATGGTTCTTTATCAGATGATGCTGCTAGAAATGTTGTAAATTCATTATTAGAACTTTCATCATCACCAAAAATAATAGATGGAAAAGCTGCTCAAATTGATAATTTATTTGGTGTAAATTCTAATGTTGTTTTAATTGATGGTAAAGAAGCAAACCAAGAATTAAAAGATAAACTTCAAGCAACTTTATTTATAATACAAGAAAAAGGTGCTGCTGGTAATGAAGAACAAATTCGCTCAATTATACAAAATTTAAATAGAACAGATTTTGATATAGAAAATGCTTTTAATAATAGATTTAGATTAAATGATAAAGACGCCACTATTAATAATTTTTTAAGAAATGATGTATTTAAAGGAATACCAATATCACAAGCAGAAATAAATCGTTATATTCCTATGGTTAATTATTTAACAAAATTTGAAGAAGATGATAAAGGTGTAAATATTTCTAAACCACAATTAAAAAAAGCAGTTTTAGGAATGTATAATCGACATTACCATAATCCTCATGAATTTGAAATTGGAGTTGGAGGAAAATTTAGAAAAGGTGAAAAAATAAATGGTTCTCTTTCAACATTACCAAATAATTTATTACTTGAAGCAGAAGAAATAATGGAAAGAGAATTAAATCAAGCATTAGATAGCGTTAATGGTAAAAAATATACATTTAAAACACCAGAAAATGAAACAGAAGAACAAGCATTTTTATTTGTTTATGCTCCTATTGGTTTAACACCTCAATATATTGCTGTTGATGCTGACTTAAATCCTATTTATTGGAATCCAAATCAAGGAGCAATAGATGCAGGAAGAGATATACAAGATATTACACCTTCATCTCAAGTATTTGAACCTTTAGCTTGGTCAAGAGATGAATTTAAAGTAAGTGTTTTTGAAAAAGTTGATGATAAACCACCAATACCTAGAAAAACATTATCGCAAGCACAAGCAGATGCTCCAGAAACAAGTAAAGCATTTGTTTCAGATTCATTAAGCACTTCTACTAGAATAGAAAATATAAATAAATTATCTCCATCTCCTATTTCACAAGAAGTTATACCATTATCAAAACAACAAAAAATACAACAACAACAAATTTTTGAAAGAACTAAAAAAATGAAAGGTTCTGAGCAAAATATAAGGACAAAAGAATATCATTCTAATCCTTTTCAAGCATTAAGAGATAAATTATCAGGTAAGTAATATGGCTACAAGTATATTTGCACAAACAAACTATCTTCCTGTTCCAGATAATTTAATACCTCCTGATGACCCAACATTATTTGAAACATTTAATGCTCAAATAAAACATCAATATGCACCATTAGCTTATACTCTTCATAATTATTTAGAATATAATCAAGGTGGTACAATTTATCGTGATGAAGATTACAATCCTTTTGATGAAGATTTTACAGGTTATGAAGAACATAAAAGATTTCTTATTGAAAACTCTGCTAATCCAGAACATTTTGCTAAATTAAAAAATCAAATAGATACATCTAATGAAGCTCGTGAAATACTTGGTCGTGCATCTATAACTAAACAAATTGTAGCAGGTATATTTGATCCAATTAATTTAGTTGCTTTACCCTTTGGTGGACCTAGTATTGGTTTTCTACGCTCTGCTACACGAGTAGGATTAGGTGTTGGTGCAATTACAGCAGGTCAAGAAGCTATGAGAGCGCCCTTTGATCCTACAAATCAAAAGTATGAAGTTCCTGCGAATATTGGATTAGGTTTAGCTTCTGGTTTTGTTCTTGGTGGTGCTGCTTCTTTTTTAAAGTACACACCTAAAGAACGTGTAAAAATAGAAACAGCTAAAAAACAATTAGAACGAGATGCTAAAAACTTTGCTATAGAAAAAACAACATTAACAAGAGAAGAATTTAATCAACGTGTTCCTAGAACTCAAAGACAGTTTGGTAAGTTATCAACAGAAAACTTAACAAAACAATTAAATAGAATTGATAAACAAAGAACACAAAAACAAAATATACTTGAAACAAAAAATGTAGAAGTAGAAAAAATAAGAAACTTTGTAGAAAGTCCTGCATTAAAAGACCCAAAGTTAAAAAAATTACATAAAGAACTTGATGGTTTAAATATTACAGAACGTAAATTATTAAAACAATTTCAAGATATTGTTGTTAAGTATAGAGCATTTGGTGTTCGATTATCAAATTGGAAAGATAACAATGGTGTATTTCAAATTGCAAAAATTCAAAAAGATTTAGCTAATACTGATTTTGATTTTAAAGGTTCTACTTTAAAACAAGATGTAAAAACTTATAAAACAATTAAAACAAAATTAGATAAAAAAAATCAAGAAGCATTTAAATTATTTTCTAAACAAGAACAAGATGTATTAAATACAAAACAAAAAGCAGAACAAGATTTATCTTTAACTGACAATCAATATTTTGAATTAAAATTAGAAAATGATTTGCGTTATATGGAAGATATAGATGGTGGTCTTGTTCCTATAAAACAAGATGAAAATGTTTGGACAAAATCACCATTTAATCGTCTTGTGTTTACTCCTCTTAAAACATTAGTAAATAGTAATGCTCCAAATAAAGTAAAGATGTTTGGTTTAGATTTAGCTCAAGATGGTGGATTTATAACTAATTTAAATAAAGAAGGTGTAAGTTTAGGTCAGTCTGTTTATATGAGACAGTTTCCATATAAAGGAGAAGTAGCTGATGTTTATATGAAGTTACAAGACTTATGGGCTAAAGATGGTGAAAAGAATCTTACTCGTTTTCTTACTTATAATGTTACTGATGGCATGAATAAAATGACACGCATGGGTAAGCAAACAAAAGCTAAAGATGTTAGTTTTTCTGATTGGGCTAAAAATATAAATGAAAAAAGAATGAATAGAGTAAAATCTGATAGTGATTTTCAAAATCAAGCTATGCAACTCTTAGATAATTTTTACGATAAATGGGAAAAAAGATTACGAGAATCAGGTTTAATTGGAGATGATGTATTTTATAAAGGTAGAAAAATAGATTTAGAATCTCGACTAGATCAATATAAAACTACAAGAGATAGTTTACTCAAAGAACAAAAATCAAAAGGATTAACTGATAAACAACTGCAATATTTAAATGATTTAAATGATGATATTATACCTGATTTACAAACACGAATAAAAAATATTGATGATTCACTAGCACAACCTAAAGTTATGCCTCCAAATGAAGAAGTTTTTCAACCTCGATTTTGGAATAAAAATTATATTATGAAAAATAGAGCGCAATTTGAGCGTATTTTAACAGAATGGTATAGTAGCAAAACTGGAAGAAATATTGTTGAAGCTAATAAAGATGGTTCATATACAACTAAAAGACTTCAAGATTCTGAAATACAAACAAAAGTAAAAGCAATAACAGATACAATTATTGGTCAAGATGATATAATTGCACCTGAGAATGCTTTTTATGGAATGGGTAAATCAAAACATTTTCGTCATAGAACTGTTGAAATACCTAATAATTTTCAATCTTCATCAGGTAAATTATTTGATTTTATCGAAACAAATCCATTAGCAACAATGGCTGCTTATGTTGCTCGTACTGGTCCTGCTTATGAATTTAATTTAAAGTTTGGTGGTAAAACTTATAAAGATATTGTTGCTGAAATTAAAGATGCTTCTGTCAATGCAAAAGTATCAAGAGAAGAAATGAATAGTTATGTAAAAGACTTTACCCATCTCTACGATAGAGTAGTTGGTTCAGTTTTAAAAAATCCAGATCGTTTAAATCAAAGGATTGCAAGAGTATTACGAACGGCTGCTCAATTAAATTATTTAGGAAGTGCAGGTATAGCTGCAATATCTGAACCTGCTAAAATTATATTTGAAAATGGATATAAAAATACATTTAAAGGTTTAATG